AATTTTGATCAATCAAGAGTTATATCTAGTATTTTAGAAAGAAAAAAAAGAGAACAATATGCAAAAGAACAAGCAGATTTTGAAAGATTATATAAAACTGTAGAACCAAAAATTTTAGGAAAATTAAAAAAATATAACACTAATGCACCTTTTAGAGCAATTTCTGTAAGATTAAAATTAGAAGAAAGATTTGCAGATGGAATAAGAAGAGGTATTAAGTCAAGTGAACTAACAGACCCTTTGCATCCAGAATTTATTTATAGGGATATTGATACAGATATTCTCACAATAACTCAAGAATCAGAAGAAGTTAGAAAAAGTTTAAAAAGAAGTCCAGAACAAACAAGCAATGTTGTTGGAGAAAGAAAAGCATTTTTTCCCCCAAATATGACAGAATGGTTTGCAAATAATCCAGAAGTTATTAAAAATTTAAATGCAGAAGAACAAATTAATGTATATAGAAATTCAAAAGAATATAAAAGTTGGCAAAATTATGCACCATTTCAAAAACAATATAAAAAATTTTTAGAAGAAATGAAATAGAATGACAAGTCCATTTCAAGAAGAAATTAAAGAATTAGAGCTTTTAGGTGCACCAGAAGATTTTATTCAAAAAAGAATTGAAGAAGAAAGAAATAAATTACTTTTAGAAAATGCACCAGAAAATATTATTAAAGATTATTTAGGTGTAAGGTATCAATCAGATAAAGAAGCTGATCCGGAAATAGTAGAACCAATACAAAACTTTTGGCAAAGACAAGCAAAAAATATTGGCACAGGTATAAATAGAGTAAAAACTGAATTAGTTGGTGAAGAAGCTGAATGGCAAAAATATTGGGAAAGAGGATTGGGAAAATCAAATATAAGTTTAGCATTACAATATCATAGTGGAGGAAATTTAGGATATGATTGGAAAAAAGCAACAGAAGCAGAACCTAT